TGGTTCAAATCCAACTCTCTCCACCATTCGTCCTGAGATCGATCAAGGCAAGGCGGGTATAGCTCAATGGTAGAGCAGCAGCCTTCCAAGCTGAATACACGGGTTCGATTCCCGTTACCCGCTCCAACGATCTCAATGGTTTAGAGGTCTCGCGTTTCAAGGCGTTTCAGCCCCGTTTCACGGGCCGAATCTTGGCCCGAGCTTCGGCTATCTCGCGGCTCTCCTCGAGTCCGCTCCCGCGCGCATAGCGACGGGTCATCTTGACGCTGCTATGAGTCGCAAGCGTCTGAGCCTTGGTCAATGAGCCGGTCGCCTTGACCGTCTCTGTGATGGCGCCAGCACGAGCGTCCATCGACCAAAGCTCCTTAGGCAGGCCTGCCTCCTTTCTCACCTTCTGGAATTTCTTCGCATAGTGATTCTCGCGGTAGCCTTTCCCCGTATTCTCATCGATCACGACAGGGCCGATTTCCGGGATCGTATAGTGCTTTAGGGCCTCCTGGACCAACGACAGCGTCGTTAGGTCGCGGGAGAGCTCGGCTCCCGTCTTGCCTGTCGTGAGGGAAAGGATCTTGTCCTTCGATATTGCCCCGACGGTCAGTCCTTGCCAGCGGAACGGTCCGCCGTCTTCACTTGGTACCCATTCGCCGATGATATCGATTCGGCGGATGGCCGTTTCGAACTTCAGCGCCTCTACGAATCCGAGGGAAGGGCACTTCAGCTTTGCCGCTGCCTTCACGATCGCCAAGCACTGGTCGTAGGACATGGCCATGGTTCGGGGCTTCGGTTGCTCGAACCGCATTCCGGATAGGATCGCCCGGGCCTCTGCGCACCCCTGCAAGCGTTCGCCAGCTCCGTAGGTGAGAATCTGCCGGAGCATCTTGATCGCGCCTGTAGCCCTCCTGTGGCCTTCCTTCTTCCATTCGGCGAACCACCGAACGAAGTCTGAGCCCTTGAGGCGAGGTATGAGGCGATCGCCAACGTTAAACTCCAGAACGCGAAGGCTGGGTTCGTAGTCCCGAATTCGGGTCGCGAACTTCACCCCCTGCAATGTGCTGGTTTCATCAACGCGGTACAGAGCGATGAGGGACTTGATGGTGCCGTCGTAGGAGACGGGCGCATCCAAGTCCCTCAACTCATCTCGGAGCAGTTCAGTGCGTCGCCGGCACTCGGCGGCGATGTCTTCCATGGTACCGTCTGGAAGACGCTGGACACCAAGGGTGTCAGGAGCGCCTTTCACAGCCCGTTTCGGGTTCCAATAGTGGGCTACGGTACGGCCGCTGAAGCGGCTTCCTTCGAGCTCGAGGTCGGCGGCGGCGTCTTCGAGCTGCCGAAAACGTCAGCGCAGGCCTGGGCTTTCGGCGACGCGATCTATGCAGACTCGAGTGGTATTATGACCACCACCTCCTCTGGCAACACCAAGGTCGGTGTTGCGGCCGCTGCCGCTGCCAATCCGTCCGGCTCTGGTCTCGTTCGCCTGAACAGCAATTTCTAACCCTGTCGGAATCCCTCTTTGGGGTGCCGCATCCACAAGGATTCAGCCAATGACCGAATATCGCGCGGTGCTCGACACCGTCATCGAGGGGCGCCCCACCGCAGAGGGTGCTCTCATTCGGGGCCTCTCCGATGACAAGGCCAAGGCCTATATCGGCGCCGGCCTGATCGAGGAGATCAAGCCAGAAGCCGATGAAAAGGCAAAGTCGAAGGACGAAAAGAAGGCGGACGAGGCATTCGCCGAAGCCGCCAAGAAGATCGATACCTCGGCAGACAAGCGCACCGAGAAGTAAGGAGCCGTCGATGGCACTTTTCGACCGTCTAGACCGTCTCACGAGCCGGGCGGTCGATCGGGTCAACGCGATCCCCTTCGAGTTCATCCCCATGTCCTCGACACCAAACGGGCGGCCGACTCCTGACTCAAGCAGAACCGCGCTGCCATCGGAAGCTGTCCCATCGCCTCGGGGCATCTTCGACTACTACTCCTCGGAATACGGCGTTCAGCTCGGCGTCCGGAAGTCCTATCGAGAGGCGAATGATCTCCGCGCGCTCCAAGTAGGGCGTGACCCGCAGCTGTCCGTCGACCGCCGGTATTGGCCGTCGTCGACTTGGGAGCCTAAGCAGGGCGACGTCATCCGCTTTCCTGACAACGATGAGTATCCCGACTTCCAGGTCGTGTCCTCTCAGCGAGACGGCTTAGCTCGGATGGTGCTCATGCTGACGCAAATTGGAGCGCAGGGATGAGCCTCTATCGCCTGATCACGCGCATCGCCGTCGTGTCTGCCCTTAACAACTACCTTCAGGGCGAGCCGTGGCCGACGCTGGCCGGCCCGAACATCTTCGATTCCAAGATCGAGCCGGTTGAGGACATGCAGTCAGATCGGGTGTTCCCTTGCTGCGTCGTCTACACGGACTACGACAAAGACCCCTGGGCCAAGGCCGGGAAAGCGCACGACGATCGACACCTTACGGTCAATCTCGAGCTAATGATCGTGCAAGCAACACAAGTTCCGCCGGGCAATGACGGCCAAGGCAATCCTTTGCCAATCACCTACAAGCTCGACTGCCCTTACACTGACAGCGAAATCGAGAGTTCGCTCGACGCGTTCGAAGTCCAGATTTTCAGAGCATTGACTGCGGGAACAGCAGCAAGCGACGCTTTCAATTACATCTGCCCGGCCTATTCCAATGTGATCAGCCGGCGCGGCGCGTCAGTTGAGGGTGGCGTCCGCTTGGCGGCCCGCCAGATCACGATGGAAATGAAGGCTATTCGCGACAATGTCGTCGGCAATATCCCTGAAGCGATCGAAACGTTCCTCTCGGTGCTGGAGCAGCACAACGATTATGCGGAGCGAGTGTCCGAGATCCGCGCACTCATGACGGCGCATGCCTCTCAAACCCCGTTTGAGCATCACATGCGCACCTTCGGTTACACGCGTGATTTGGCCACTCGGCTCGGCTCACCGCCCGGTCCGTTGGTGATGCTGCCTTCCAACCTGACCTTTCACTATGAGGGCTTAACGCCATGAACTCGGACGTCTTTGTCGGGCGACTTCTCAATCGCATCGCGCTCCTCGAGAAGATCGTGAACCGCCAGGAAGCCCGCCTCAACAACATGTTCCGTGAAGCGACCGTTAAGTCGGCGGACTATTCCAAGGGGCTTGCGATCGTCGATGCTCATGGCGTCGAGACCAAGGAAGTCCCGTGGATGGAACCGGCGGGCGACATTGTTGAGTGGACGCCGCTTTCCGCAGGTCAGCGGGTCATGTTGGTATCCCCAGGTGGCCAAGTGGGCCGCGCCTTCATTATCCCAGGCGGCTACACAGACAGCGTGCAACAGCCCCACGACAAGGGCGCGGAGAAGCGCATCAAGATCGGCGGCTCGCAGGTCACAATTTCGGCTTCCGGCTTTCTCTTCGAAGCTGGCGGCACGACCTTTTCCATGACCGCTGCGGGATTTGCGCAAACGGGCGGGATGGTGAAGCACAACGATCACGATATCGGCGACACCCACAAGCACACGGATGTAATCCCCGGCCCAGACCTGACCGGCCCGCCCGAGTGAACCCCAACCCCAGGAGACTGCGATGGAAAAGAAACTCTACTACTGCATGGTTGAAGGCGTGATCGACGGCGCTCACAGGAGCGTCAATGACGAGCTCCAACTTACCGACCGCGAAGCGAAGTACCTCATCATGTCTGGCCTAATCGGCGCCGAAAAGAAGGTGGTCCAGGTTGATGCGGTGAAAGAGCCCGATCCCGCTACGCTCGACATGAAGACGAGGAAAGCCTGATGGCTCGAGTCGGCGTCGATGAAAATACGGGCCGGCTCCTCATGGGTTGGGATCATTGCAAGCAGAGCATGCGCAAGATCCTGTTCACCGCGCTAAATGAGCGGGTGCAACGCCGAAAATTCGGCTCCAAGCTCCCCGATCTGATCGACAAACCGCAGAACGAGGAGTTCGTTCTGGACATCTATGAGGCGACGGCCACTGCGCTTGAGCCTCGGATCGTCGAAGGCCAGCAGTACGGCGAGCCAGGCTTTGTCCTTCTTCGCACCAATCTCGATGCCAGTGTACCGGCCACGGTCACTATGAAGCTGAGCGGGGTCTACTTCGAACACGGCCACCTCGGCGACTATTCGAACCCCTCCGAACAGAAGGTCTCGTTCGTCGTGACCGAGACCAGCGCCGGCATTTCCGTGGTGCCCGCGTAGGGCGAGCGGCCCGCCCAATCCCGAAAACAAGCGTTAGCTGAGGTCCGGCCAGCATGACGACCATAATCAACGTCGCCGATTTGCCAAAGCCTGAAGCGATCGAGACCCTAAGCTTCGAAGCGATCGTCACACGACAGAAGGCGAAGTTCCAGGAGTATTGGACGGCGGTTCGTGCCGCGAATCCTGCCCTCGGACTCCCCGACTACAATGTCGCCATTCTGGAAACCGACCCGGTCCGCATTGTCGACGAGGCCGAAAACTACCGCGAGATGCTGCTCCGGGCACGCATCAACGACAGTGTTCGCGCAGTCCTGCCCGCCTTCGCCAGACGGACAGACCTTGACCAGGTCGTCGCTCGTGCAAACGTGCAGCGGCTTCCCACTGCGTTTGACGACCATGGCAATCCAATTGCGTGGGAAGACGATGCCAAGCTTCTTGATCGCTACCTCGCCGCGTTCGCCGCGCCGGCAGCCGGCTCGGAAGACGGTTATATCTATCAAGCAGCGACGGCATGGCCGCAACGTCATGACATCGCGATCTATGGCTATGAGGCGCCGGAGCTTGGATTCGAGCCCGGCGATGTCGGCGTCTATCTGTTGGCCGTCAACGGCGGGACTGTATCGGATTCGGAGCTGGCCTCTGTGGTCCGGGCGCTCAATCCCAAAGCTGCGCGACCACGCACCGACGTTGTGGAAGTGCGGCGCGCAACGGTCGTGAATTGGGCCCTGACAGCCAAACTGATCATCCGCCGCGGCGCATCCCCAGAAGCGGTAGTCGCCGCCCGTCGTGCGGCAGTCCAGGCGTTTGCCGACGCGCGGTACCGCATTGGTGGCCTAGTGACGGTAGCCGGCGCGATCTCAGCGCTTTGGGACCCCAACGTCATCAATGTCGAAGTGACAGCGCCCGTTGTCGACGTCCCATCGGCGAAGGACAAGGCTCCGTTCCTGACGGCGATCAACCTAACCTATGAGGTGGAGTCGTGAGCACGCCGGAGGAAAAGGCCGACAAGGCAATGGCGCAGCTTCGCCGAATAGCCACTCTCGAAGCTACGGTGGCCCTGCCCACCGTTGAGGCGATGCAGCTCGTCATGGCGTTGGTTCATGCCCGTATTGACGCCTATAGGCAGCGAAATCGTTGACCTTCTCGATATTGACATCGGGCTCCGTGGTCAGGAGCAGGTCGAACATGGCCGCCGCGGTGGGTGAATTCAGATAGGCATGCTTGATGGCGCGCCAGATTTGCTT